CGGGAGCAGGCTTCGCAATACAAGTCATTTGGAAGGTACTTCAGTACCTTCCTAATGACTTGGTAAAGAGCCAAAGAAGTTGCTGTAATCCTCCGCAACTTCTTTGGCTTGATAAGAGGATTTTTTAAAAAAATGTTAAGTGATTCAGAAAATCTTAAAAAATTACCTAGTCCAAAAAAGAAAAAGAAATCAGAAAAGGATACCAGACACTGGTACTCCGATGCAGAGAAGCTCGAAGCTGTGAAGCTCTGGATGGTGGTAGGTAACCTCCCAACCGTAGCTGCTTCCCTTGGCATCCCGTTCGATACCGTCAAGACATGGCGATACTCCAAATGGTGGAATGAGCTTGTAACTGAACTCCGTACCGAAAACACCATCAAGCTATCCAACAGGCTCAAAAAGATTGCCGAGAAGGCATTGGATGTCACCCTGGACAGGCTGGAGAATGGTGACTGGATCTATGACCAGAAGACTGGAGAGATGAAACGTAAGCCAGTAGTCATGAGGGATGCCATGAATGTTGCTGCTGGTTTACTGGATAGACAGGCCAAGCTTGACGACAAACCACAAGACGAAGCTGCCAAGCAGCAGATCCAGGACCGCTTGACTGCCCTTGCCGATGCCTTTGCAAAAATGGCTAACAAGACCAGGGTGCTGGAAGTAACTGATGTAACTCCAAAGGTTCTGGAAAACTCCAAGCCACAGCAAGCATGAAAAAACTAAACCATTTCCTGCCGTATTTTCTCTTGTTGCTTATACTGGTGTCCTGTGCATCAGTATACAATTCGTATAACTATCTGTTCGAGAAGGTAAAAAACCAGTCCGTGCTGCTTGTCAGTGACAACAAGATTTATTGTTCTGGTGTCATCATCGCAAAGGACTATGTGCTTACTGCCGATCATTGCATCAAGCTTGGTCCTAACGAAGGCAATGTCCGCTTCTATGACAAGTCTGAAAGGGCATTTACTGTAGTTAAGGCTGGTAATTTCGAGAATTCCCCTGATTTGGCTCTCCTGTCTGTACTTACAAAGGAAAACCCTGCAAAGCTGGGTAAAGAGCCTCTGGTAGGGGATTTAGTAGCTGCTGTAGGAGCAGCATACCGGCTTGGTTGGACTTTTACTTTTGGGGTAGTAAGTGCAGTTAATCAGGAGTTAATTGACGAATATACTGGACAAAGTAACGGAAAATTCCTGCAACATGATGCCCAGATAAGCCCAGGTTCAAGCGGAGGAGGTTTGTACAACATTTACGGTGAACTGGTAGGGATCAATGTGAGGGCTGGCGCAGGAATCAGTTTTGCAGTACCATTGGATCAGATAAGGGATTTCTTAAAAGATGCCATTCCAGAAAAACGGTAAACGAGACTACAAGCGCGAGCATGAGTGGGAACTGAAGAAAGCTCGTCATAGGCTAAAGGACCGTGTACAGCGTGTCCTTGCCCGCCGGGAAATGGAAAAGGCTGGAAAGGTGCATAAAGGAGATAATAAGCAGGTTGATCATATCCTGCCTATCATCTATGGTGGTAGTAATTCCATGTCAAATCTACGCGCAGTGTCGGATAAAACGAACCTTCGTAAGGAAGCATTGAGAAAACAGAGAGCCAGCAGATGAGTCCACTTGAAATAATGGCAAAAGAATATGAGAAAAAAATGAAAATGACTCCTGAAGAGGAGTTGCGTTTTCTCAATGATCCTGTATACAAGGCAGAGAAAATCTACAATGTCTATGCCAGAGATTTCATAGATCCTGAAGGTCGTGTTTCTAGGTATAGTTCGGTTCCTGCAACTGGGAATCCTTTCGTACAAGGGCTTACCAAAACTTATTATTATAAACCTCTTACTGGCAATCCATATGAGAGGCGATCTGCTGCCTTCGTGAATCCACTGGAAAAAGGCGCAGAAACCATGTTCATCAATCTTGCAGAAGATTCGATGGATCCTGGACTAAGGGATCTTCACGAAGCAGATCACCTTTGGACCATTAGGGGACAACGTGCTGGTGTACAAAGAGATCGTGAATTTGCCAAGCGGGCTGGAATTCCAACTGGGGAATTCGTAGCACGTTATCTTAAGGTTCTCCCATATCTAAGGCAGAAATACCCTGAATTAAACACTATTGGATATGGACATGAAAGCACGATAAAAAGCAAAGAACTGGAAAACGATCCCTATACGCAATTCAACGAAATCATGGCTACTCTTGTAGGGCTGGAAATGAAAAATGGAGTTGATCTGACAAATGATCCGGTTCTACAGAAAACATTGTTCGATCCTCGTACAGCAGAAGCATACAAATCACTTACTGGCTGGAGAGCAACCAGATGGGATGCAAGAGATCCTGAACCTATGAAATGGAGGCCTGAATTGGTTTCCGATATTTACAAAAGTTTGGTAAAATAATATGCCTAAAGCACTGGAAGAAAAACTCAAAAAAGAAGCAAAGAAAAAGGGACTCAAAGGAGAAAGAGCCGACGCATATGTGTATGGCACTTTGCGTAAAACTGGCTGGAAACCCCAAAGAGAGCAGAAGTCCAAGTGAAACTTACTGCTGATGTAGTAGCAGGTTTCGTAGGCTCTGTACTATCAAAACGATTCGATAACGCAACTCCAATCCCTGAATTTCATCGTGAAATCTGGGAAATGGCTTGCTCGGAGCACAAGAACGTAGCGATCGGCGCTCCACGAGGCCATGCAAAAAGTACTGCTGGAACTCTGTCGTATGGTCTTGCTGAACTACTTTTCAGGTCTTCCAAATTCTGTCTAATCGTTTCCGACACTGAGGCGCAGGCAGCGATGTTCCTCGGTGCCATGAAGGCAGAAATAACCGAAAATGAAGACCTGATTGAGTTGTTCGGAATCAAGAAGAACGAGAAAGGAGAAGTAAAGCTAGTAAAAGACACGGAAACGGACATGATCGTGGAAATGAGCGATGGATACATGTTCCGTGTCATTGCAAAGGGTGCAGAACAGAAACTCCGTGGCTTGAACTGGAATGGCACCCGCCCTGATTTGATCATCGTGGACGATCTTGAAAACGATGAACTGGTAATGAATCAGGATCGCCGCGAAAAACTCCGTAGATGGTTCATGGGTGCCCTAATGCCATGCCGCTCTCCAACAGGAAAATTGAGAATGTGGGGAACGGTTCTTCATCATGATAGCCAACTGAACCGCCTCTTGCCACGTGACAGTGATAAATTCGTCAAACATTCTCCACTCAAGACTTGGATAGAGTGGCCAGATAAGCGCGTGAGAGGCTGGTATTCGGTAAAATATCGTGCCCATGATGAAGAAATGAAGCATTTCCTCTGGGAAGAGCGCTTTCCAAAGGAATATTGGGTAGCAGAGAAAGAGAAATATGCCAGTGATGGCGCTCTTGACCTGTATTCTCAGGAATATCTTAACAATCCAATTGACGAATCCGTTGCATATTTTAAGCGCGGAGACCTTCTTCCGATGACGGAAGAGGATTACAAGAAGCCAGTAGTCTATTATTGCACTGTAGACTTGGCAATTTCTACGGAAACTAGGGCTGACTGGACTGTATTTTGCATCGCTGGCGTTGATGAAAACAAAATTTTGCAAATAAGAAACATCATACGCGAGCGAATGGATGGCAGAGAAATCGTAGATACGCTGCTTAACTTACATAAAATCTACGATTTTGCAGCAGTTGGCATAGAAGAAATGATGATTTCCAAGGCAATTGGACCATTTCTTCGTGAAGAGATGCAGCGTCAAGGCATCTATCCACCAATAATCCAGCTTAAACATAAGGGGAAAGACAAAGTTCAGCGTGCTAGGGTAATACAGGCACGGATGCGAGCTAAAACAGTCAAATTTGACAAAAAATCTGACTGGTATCCCTTGCTTGAAGAGGAACTTGTCATCTTTCCAAGAGGAAGACATGATGACCAGGTAGACGCATTGGCGTGGCTTGGCATGCTTCTTGACTATATTACTGAAGCACCGACACAGGAAGAAATAGAGGAAGAAGAATATAACGATGAATTACAGCGATCAGGCTTCACTTTATCAGGAAGGTCAGCAATCACAGGATATTAAGCTTCTTTCTCTTATCGAGGAAGACAACCTCGCAGAAAAAATTGACGAGGATAAACTGAGAAAGATCGGCATGGAAGCCAAATTAGGCTTCGATGCAGATGAATCCTCACGTAAACTGTGGTTGGATGAAACACAGGAATGGATGTCACTGGCAAAACAGGTACGGGAAGAAAAAACCTGGCCTTGGGTTGGCGCCTCTAACGTCAAATATCCTCTGATTTCTACTGCTTCGATGCAGTTTTCTGCTAGGGCTTATCCATCCTTGGTACCTAGTGATGGCAATATTGTAAAAGTCAAGATCATCGGTAAAGATCCAGATGGTCAAAAAGCAGCAAAAGCAGATCGTGTCTCCAAATACATGTCCTGGCAGTTGATGTATGACATGCCAAGATGGGAAGAAGACATGGATCGGCTTCTTATGATGCTTGCCATCACTGGTGTTGTATTCAAAAAGATCTATTATAGCAGGGAAAAAGACAAAATTGTCTCTGAGTTGGTATATCCAGAGAATTTTGTGGTGGATTATTGGGCACAGGATCTTGAAACTGCTGAAAGATTCTCTGAAATCCTGTATGTTCATGAGCGTGTTCTAAAGGAAAAACAGAAATCTGGCGAATATCTGGATATTGATCTTGGTTCTCCACCAATTACCAATAAACCTCTCAATAAACCAGAAGGAGTTAGGCCAGAATCCCTTATTCCTTATAAAATTATCCAGCAGGGAACATGGCTTGACCTTGATGAAGATGGAATCAAGGAGCCTTATACAGTAACTTTCCATTATGAATCTGGAAAAGTTCTTCGGATAGTTCCTCGATTCCTTCCAAAGGACATCGTTACCAATGATAAAGGGGAAATTGTACGTATCAATGCCATGTGCAATTATATAAAATTCCCCTTTATTCCAAATCCAGACGGAAGTTTTTATGATCTTGGATTTGGACATCTTCTTGGCCCACTGAATGAGTCAGTAAATACCCTGATCAACCAGCTTGTAGACTCTGGTACATTGGCAAACCTGCAAGCTGGCTTTGTTGGTAAGGGACTAAGGCTCAAAATGGGGTCTTCTCCATTGCAGCCCGGGGAATGGCGGGCAGTAAATGCCGCTGCTGATGATCTTCGGAAGCAGATGGTCCCAATCCCATCAAAAGAGCCTTCAAGTGTACTATACCAACTTCTTGGTATGCTCATAACCAGTGGAAAAGAACTGGCATCCGTGGCGGAAATCTTCGTAGGAAAGATGCCGGGGCAGAATACTCCTGCAACCACTACGATGGCCTCCATCGAGCAGGGTATGAAGGTGTTTACTGCCATCTACAAGAGGATTTACCGGGCTCTTGACAAGGAATTCAAGAAGATTTTCTACCTGAATAGCGAATATCTGGACGAGAAGACATATATCGCTGTTCTGGATGATCCTGTAAATCCAGACGATTTCAACAAGGATCTGTATGATATCTGCCCTGCGGCAGATCCAAATGCTTCTTCGCAACAGGAGAAACTACAAAAAGCCGTTGCTCTGCTCGATCTGTTACCAATTGGTACCATTGATCCTGTTGAAGTAACCAAGCGCATCTTGCAGGCCCAGGAGCAGCCAAATTGGGAGAAACTTATTCCTGGTCTGGCAGAGACTGGCTCTCCACAAATTCAGCAAAAACCTGATCCAAAGATACTTGAAATGCAGATGAAGATGCAGGCAGAGCAGGCCAAGAGCCAGATGGATATTGCTGCAAAACAGAGACAAGCAGAGCTCGATCAAAGAAGTAAAGAAGCTGAATTGGCAATGAAGCGGCAAGAACATGCCATCGATCTACAGAAGAAGATCATGGATGCAAGACTTCAGGCAGAGGCTGCAAGACATAAACAGTTAATATTCATGAGAGATGCCCAAAACAAAATGGCTCTAAAAGATGCACAGCATCAACAGCAATTGCAACAACTTAAGGAGAAATCAACATTAGCACAGAAAAAACCGAATGGCTCGAATGGGAAAGACACCCAATAACAACAGCAATAAAAAAAGAATTCCTATCAAGAATTGAGTTATTTACTCAACGATTGATAGAAGAAGCAGGAAAAGATCCTGCAACTGATGCAAGAATAGCTGGGCTTATTCAAGGATACAAAGACTTTGTTTATGCCCAGTTGGAGGATATAGAAACGGAGGTATGATGCTAGAACCTTGTGGATATAGAATCCTTGTAAAAACCAAGAGTATTACAGAAGTAGATCCAGTCTTCAGCAAAGCAAAAAAATCAGGAATCGTGATTCCTGAAGAGCATGGAGATATCGTGAAACAACAGCTTGCCATTGATCGTGGTGAAGTTTTGGCAATTGGGCCATATGCTTTCCATGATCTAGGTGGTGCAGAGGCAAATAAGGTCAAAGTTGGATCTACAGTAATTTTTGCAAAGTATGCAGGAAAAGTTGTAGAACATAATGGTCAACGTTATGTGCTACTAAATGACGAAGACGTTGTGGCAGTAATTAATGGAGAGTAGTAATGAGCGAAGAACTGAAAGTAGAAGTAAAACCTGAAGTAAAAGAAGAAGTAAAACAGGAACCAGAAGTAGAACAGTCTCAGCAATCAGAATCTGATGTCCTTGATGTTGAGGCTCAAGCACGAGAGCTTGGATGGAAGCCTAAAGAAGAATTCTATGCCGATCCAAAGAATAAAAATAAACCTTGGAGAACAGCAGAGGATTTTCTTGATAGGAAATCTTTCTTTGACAAAATTGAAAGTCAGGCTCATAAAATTGATAGTCAGGCACGTGAAATTCGTGAACTCAAAAAGGGAATGCAGGCAATGGCGGAACACAACCGCCGCATTGGCCAACTGGCTTATGAAAAGGCTCTGCGGGAACTAAAAGAAGAACGAGACCGTGCTATTGAAGAACAGGATCTCAAAAAAGTTGAGGAAATCCGAGACAAGATGGAGAGCCTGAAAGAGAATCAGCGGCGAATTGAATTGGAGGCTCTTAAAGAACAACAAACAAAACAAGAGCCAAACGAACAATTTGCCAAATGGGTAGAACAGAACAAATGGTATACCCAGGACAATGATATGCGAGTATTCGCCGATGGTTACGCAATGCATCTTTGGAATTCAGGTATCCGTGATCCAAATGAAGCATTACCAATGATAGAGAAAAAGGTGAAAGAAACATTTCCTAACAAATTCAGAAATCCAAACAAGGATCGTGCTCCTACTATCGAGGGCGGTTCCAGAAAAGATGTAAAGAAACCAGATAACTTTACTTTAACAGAAGAAGAGGAAAAGATCCTCAATACGATGCTCCGAGCAGGAGCCCCAATCACTCGGGAAGAGTATATCAAGCAATTAAAAGAATATAGGGGATAATATGGAAAAAGATATTGCGTCCAAAGAGCCAAGAGGCCGAAAAGTTCGTCAACGAGTTGGAGTCAAAGATCGACTCCTGATTATTAACAAAGATCCTAGTAAGGTATATAGGTTAGTAAATGCAGATCCTGCTCGCATTTATCAAATGCAACAGCTTGGTTATGAAATTGAGCAGATTGCAAACCATGTGCCTCAAGGATTACGTGCTTCACTTTCTACAACTACTGATAACTCTATTCCTGTTGGTGGGGGTCAGACCCAAGTCCTCATGAGCACACCAAGAGAGCTATACGAAGAGGGCCAGCAGGAAAAGGAACAGACAGTTAAAGAAATTGAGGCCGGACTTAAGCCAAAAGCTTCTGAAGGCCAATATGGTTCCATTAAAATTGAAAACAAGGGATGAGCTATTGGCCGAGAAGCTTCCATGATTTTAGGAGGTTTTAATGGCAAACGTAAGTCGTCCAACTGGGTTTCGCCCGGTTCGATTCCTTTCTGGTGCGCCTTACAACGGTAAAGTAAATCTGTATTTCATTCCAGCATCTGACTCAACTGCTATGGCAGTTGGTGATCTTGTTGATCTGGCAGGAAGTGCAGATTCTAACGGCGTTCCAACCATTGCCCGCGCAACAGCGGTCAATGGCCCATTCCTTGGTGCTATTGTAGGTTTTCTTCCTTCAGGCACTAACCCTGTAGACGGTGTTCTTGGTACAGGAACGGCAGATCTTTCTCTGTCTGGTTTCCGTCCAGCTTCTACTGCTCGCTATGCACTTGTTGCCGATGATCCAGATCTTATTTTCGTGGCTCAGGCAAGCGGCGCCTTCGCTGTAGCAGACACTGGTCTAAATGCAAGTGTTTCACTTGGCACTGCTGCTTCAAATGGCGGCGCTGGCATGTCTAATATGCAAGTGGATATGTCAACGAAAGCAACAACTGCCACACTTGGTCTGCATATTCTTGGCGCAGTCCGTAGTGTCGAAAACGATCTGAATGATACTTCAAACCTAAAACTTGAAGTCATGATCAATCAGCATCGTCTAGGCAAGGGTGTTGCCGGTGTATAATGGAGGATAACCTATGGCTCTAATTACTACTGGCAATTTTGCAAAAGCGCTATGGCCTGGTGTAAATGCCTGGTACGGAAAAGCGTATGATGAATACCCTGTCGAGTATGATAAACTCTTCGATAAATTTACGTCTCGGCGTAATTTTGAAGAAGATGTAGGCGTATCGTCATTTGGTCTGGCTATCCAGAAAGCTGAGGGTGCGCCAGTATCATACGATTCAGAGCGTCAGGGATTCGTAACACGGTATACGCATGTCGTGTACGCTCTTGGCTTCTCCGTTTCCCGTGAGGCTATGGAAGACGACATGTATGATATTATTGCACAGCGGCGTGCTCAAGGTCTAGCATTCTCAATGCGCCAGACCAAAGAGATCGTTGGTGCAAATATCTATAACCGTGCATTCAACCCATCTTATACTGGTGGCGACGGCGTTTCTCTGATCAATACCGCACATCCAAACGTGGCTGGCGGTACTCAATCAAACCGTCTCTCAGTTGACTCGGATCTTTCCGAGGCGGCTCTTGAGCAGGCTTGCATTGATATTCAGGGATTCCGTAATGACCGTGGTCTACTGATCGCGCTTCGCCCAACAGCACTTATCATTCCCTATACTCTGGAGTTTGAAGCTTATCGTATTCTAAAATCAGTTGGCCGTACTGGCACTGATTTGAATGATCCCAACGCTCTAAAAGAGATGGGGATGATCAAGAACATTGTGGTAAGCCACTTCCTAACTGACACTGATGCCTGGTTCATCCGTACCAATGCACCGCATGGTATGAAGTACTTCGAGCGTCGTGCCGATGAATTTACGACTGACAATGACTTTGATACTGAGAATGCCAAGTTCAAAGCCACGGCTCGTTATTCATTCGGCTGGTCAGACTGGCGCGGTCTATACGGCTCACCAGGTGCGTAATAAAACAGGGGGATAACTTCCCCCTGTTTTGAGGAGTCGATATGCCACTCACAGTTAATATCTCATACCCAAAAGTTAGAGATGTTTATACTAAGGTAATTCCAATCCTACGTACTGACAACGCGACAGTAAAATGCGTATTGCCAAAGAATGCTGTTGTTACCAATGTAATGGTAAATCAGACATCAAACGCAGTTACTGGAGCGGGCTCATTCAGTCTAGGATGGAGTGGTAGCGCAAACGCACTGATTAATGCATTTTCTATGGCAACTACCAAAGTTGGCTTGGTTGCTCCGGGAACTGCAGTTGGTGCGTCTGTTGGTACCCAACTTACCGAAGATAAACAGATCATTTCAACCTATACGGTTGGAACATCCACCGCTGGTGGCGAGGGCTATGTACTCATTGAGTATTTCGTCCCAGGCGCTGGCGAAGGTATGTATGACTAATTAGGGATGGGGGGATTATTCCCCCCCTCCTTTCAAAGGAAGATAAATGCGTCCAAAATCAGTCACATTATCTGCGGTTGGTGTTTCCAATTGGATTCCTGTTAATTGGAAACAACGGCCAGTAAATATTGGTGTAGCTGTTGATTTCAGTTCCGGCTCATCAGGAATTACTTATGAAGTACAGCATACATTCGATGATCTTGGAAAAAAGGTTCCAATTACCAGTATTTCTAGGTCTGGAAATACTGTTACTGTTGTTTTTGCAAATGACCATCTTGTAAACGCAAATGATTCTATTATAGTAGAAGGATCAGGAATTAGCGGTGCAGATGGAGTATTTCCTGTTGCCTCTGTTGTAAACAGCACTACTCTTACTTATACCACATCAACTTCAGGAACTGCTACTGGTAATACGGATACGCGAGTAACTTTACTTCGTGTATTCCCACATGAATTCCTTACAAACAAAACAGTAACAGATGATGGTAACTATGCTTTTCCTATTACTGCAGTTAGACTGTCTGTCTCAGCACTAACTGCCGGTGCAGCCACACTGACTGTAATTCAAAGCGGAGCTTAATATGTTAATGAAACGAGTCTATGAAGATGGCCGTTGCACCAAAGTAGAGATTAAACATACCGGTTTCGCTAGAGAACAGAATTTCTCTACCAGACTTGTTTCTGGTGCAATGGCCGAAGGCTGGATGCGAATGGATGATAAGCACATTTATATCAAAACTACAGAAGAAGAGCTTGTTTACAAAATCAACAAGCGTCCTGGCTACTATTGTTGCTTTGATGATAAATATTTTGAATCTGTAGATATGGTCAAAGCATGGGTTGAATCTAATTATAAAGATAAAGAATCGCCAGATCCACAGAATCCACTCGGGTATAAGAAACTAAATCATTATGAGTGCGTTCTTGAAGCACACCAGCATGAGAAATATAAAGCAAGTAAAAAGACAAATTCTACAGGATTTATGAAAAAACTGAAGGAAATGATTTATGGCTAACATGGTCATGAATATTGCCCTTGGGCGTGTAGCGGAACTGTATAATCGTGTGGATACGAATGACCCTGCAAACTCAGTATTAGTAGTGATTGCATGGAACGTATCTGCATCTGATGCTACAATTAAAGACGTGGACACCGTAGCTGCGCTTGCATCTACATCTGGAGTATCTGAAGTTACCAATACTGGTTATGCACGCAAAATTCTAACTGATGCAGATCTTGTTGCATTTGCTCCAGATGATACTAATGATCGTGTTGATCTTGATATTCCAGATCAGACCTGGACTGGAGTAGCAGCAGGTACAAACTGGACTGATCTTGCAATTTGTTATGATAATGATTCTACTTCTGGAACAGATGCCAATATTATTCCTCTGACTTGGCACGATTTCGTAGTAACTCCAGATGGATCTGATATTACAGCACAAATTGCTACTGCTGGTTTCTATAGGGCACAATAATGAAAAAAGCCATTTTGGTAATCCATAATTTAGTTTCGTTATCTATATTTGTAATCTTATTAGCATCGTTCTCAGTTGCGTTTGCTGGAGATGTACGAGTATGCCATGTAAATCCTGATGACATCGTGAGGAACGCTGATGGAACTATCAAAAGGAGTCAAACAGCAAAGCACAAGTTCATGAAGGAGCACCCCTGTCCATCTACTGGCCTTACTACTGGCTCGTGTGTAGGGTGGTATATTGACCATATCATCCCGCTAGCTTGTGGTGGTTGCGACGACATGATCAACATGCAATGGCTTCCAGAAGCTCAGTGGAAGGATAAGAGCAAGTGGGAGCGCAAGGTATACTGTGGACAGTGGTGAGGAGGAACTATGAAGAAAGCTCTTTTGGTTCTGAATGATTTGGTGATCGCCATTATCGTCGAGGTCATTTCATTACCTTTGTCGCTCTTAGTTCCATTTGTATGTCTATTCATAAAATGGGATGAAAATAGATCAACATGGACTGGAGGAGCAGATTATCCAGAATATCCTACTTGGAGAGGTGACCTACCAAAATGGGCTTACATTTGGGGAACTCCAGATGAACGAATGCCAGGCGATGTCGGAATGCAAAGAACTAGAGAAGTCCTTGACTGGACTACCGGTGTTTTTGGACAAAAGATAGGACGTTACCTGACAAGCGTCTGGTGGCTTTTCCGCAACCGCATGTATGGGCTTTCGTGGGTCACAAGTGCAAGGCCTAGCGATGGAGAGTTCGTCAAGCCGCAGACTCCCGGTCTTGCATGGTACGAGAAAGAAGGTATTTGGCGGTGGTGGAGAAAGTTCGGTCCAGTCGAGCTTCAGGCAGGATGGAAGCCGCACAGGGCGGATGAGAAGGCGCACTGGCAGCTTGGTCCTTTTGTTGTAATTAGATATGTTTCTATTCGAAGGGCAAGGACAAATTAATTAATGTTTCATACTGTCTCAAGAGTAGCAGAAAGCTCGACCAGCACTGGTACTGGTGACTTCGCGCTTGCTGGAGCACTAGCTGGACACATCCGTGCCAACCAGATTCCGAACATCACTGTCAACGACTTCTTCGACTACCTGATAGAGTCAGTCGACGCGAACGGCGTGCCGAACGGAGACTGGGAAGTCGGCATCGGCACCTACAGTGCGGCAAACACGCTCAACCGCACCATCGTCACAGAGTCGAGCAACAGCGGTTCGCTTGTCAACTTCGGGTCTGGCACGAAGTACGTCTACCTGAGCCCGATTTCCTTGAGGTTCGGTCTGAACAGAAGCCGGTGGATGTTCTACGAGACGGACTTTCTCGGCCCGGGAGGTGCTGCGACGCTCGAGGCGGCGTCGATGATCTGGGACGTATCTCTCATTAGCTCCGGCACGCAGGCCAAGGTTGCTGGCACCGCTGGACACCCCGGACAGTGGAGACCTTCGTCTTCCACGACCGCCAACAGCGGCGCATACGTAATGAGCGATACGACCGCCTTCTCCATCGAGGGCGGCGAGGTCAGCGAGTTCATCATCAATCCGCAAACGAACACAGGAACGACTATCCGGGCCGGTCACCACAACGCGACGAGTGCGACCACCCCGTCCAACGGAGTGTACTTCGAGATCGTTGCTGGAGCGGTTGTGGGAATCTGCCGCAACGCTGGCACACAGACGGCTACCGCGACGCTCGCAACGCTATCGACTGCGACGTGGTACCGGCTGCGGTATCGAATCAACCTTGCC